CGTCGGCGCAGACGACGGGGACCGAGTAGACGGTCTCCTCCAGCACCTTGCGCTCGTCCAGCTGGTTGATGTGGTCCTGCCCGGCCATGAAGCCGTCATGGTTGGCCATCGCGTTGTAGACGCGAGGCACCCGGTCGTAGTAGGCCCCCGGCGCCTCGCCGAGAGTGGTGCCCATGGACCGACTCTGCTGGGACGGGTTGAACAGCGAGTGCTGCTCGGTGAAGGTGTCGCCCGACTGGTTGTGCACCTCGTTCTGTCCGTCCGGTCCCGGCTTGCCGGTGATGTCCGTGACGTAGTCGCCGAATCGCGGAGTACCCGCTCGACCTGCCATCTTAGCCTCCGAAGCCACTGATGCCGATGCCGCCGCTGGACTGCGGGGCGGTGCCCTGGTAGGGCATGGAGCCGGAGCCGTTGCGTGCTCCGAGGGGACCGGCCTTGGTCATGTCCTTGCGGGCCGGAGGCTTCTTGCCGACGGTCTTCTTGGCCATGGTCTGCTTGACCTTGCCCTTGACGGGCGGCGGCGAAGCCTGCCGCGCCTGAGTCGCCGCCACGGCGGCGGCCTTGGGCACCCGCGGAGCAGGCTTGGGTGTGCCCGGCTTGGCCACACCCTTGGGCATGGCCGTGCGGCCCGGCTTGGCCGGAGCCTTCTTCGGCTTGGGAGTGGATGCAGTCACTGTCTGTCTCCTGACTAGTGCCCGGTCGGGCTGTATCGGAAGTCCCCACCGACACCGGAGTTCAGCAGGTTGGTTCGGTCGCCCGACGTCACGGGCTGGTTGTTGGTGAACACCTGCGTGGCCGCGTTCAGCTGGTCCGTGGACAGGTATCGTCCGGCCGTGAACACCCCGGCCGTGTTCAGCACGGTGTAGTACCGTGCGATCTTGTAGCGGACCCCCAGGGGGTCGTAGGACATCGGACCCTCCTGGATTACCGGGGGGGTGTAGATGTTCGGGGTGGAATCGTTGACGCTCAGGAAAGCCGTGAGAAGCTCACCAGCGACCGTGGAGGAGAGCCGTGGCTTGTACCCCGCGGACCCTGCTGAAACCCACGCAGAGAGGCTCCCACGGGCCGTGCTGACGCTCTGTACGAGCGTCGCACTACCGTCGGACGTCGAGAGTACCGACATGGCGTTGTTCAGGAACTCCGCCGTGACGGTGAAGGCTCCGGCGTTGGACTGCTTCTGTGGGCCGAGCACCACCGAGAGATCGGTGGTCCCCGCAGACGCCTGCTGTGACCACTCCTGCGGAGCAGAGGCGGACAGTACGATCCCGATCGCCTGCGCGTTGGCGTTGGGCAGCGAGGTGTCCCCGATGCCGAGACCCGGCGCGGGGACGAAGGTGAAGGTGGCGTTGCTGCCGGTGTCGGCTGCGTTCCATGTGTGATACCAGACGGACAGCGTGGCCGAATCGGCCCGGGACCGGAGTGCTTGGGCCTCCAACCACTGGTTGGTGGTGTTGTACCCCGGTCCGCGGGTGACGATCTGGTTGCTCACCGAGAGGATGACGAGCACCAGCTCGCCGACCGAAGGCGTCGAGCCGAGCGGTACCACGATGGACGTGGCGGCTGTGGCCGACGCCTGGGCGGAGGAGATGATGCTCGTCATCAGGATCTCTTAAGTGGTGTGGATGCTGGAGGTCGTCCTGATCTGGTACAGCGCGGCCTGGCGGAAGATGCTCCACCCGGCGACTCCATACCAGCCCAGCGGCCGAGACCGCATGAGCTTGTCCACGACCGGACCCACGACCACGTGGAACTCCTCGGCCAGAGCCTCGGCCAGGGCCTGCTGACCGGCCAGCAGCGTGTAGAACACGCGGGTGCTGCCCGAGCCGGTGGTGTCCTGGAAGGCCCGCGGGGTCTCCACGAAGTAGGCCCCGCCGTACTGGCCGATCTCTCCGGCCCAGATGGACCCGGGAGCGGAGTACTGGTGCGGGTTGAGCCACTGCGTGTCGTTGCCGTTGGAGCCGGTCCGCAGGTCGTAGGAGACCTCCGGGTGGATGGCCGCCCAGTAGAGCGAGCCCTTCCGGGGCAGGGCCTTGCCCGCCCGCAGCTTCGCCACGGCGGCGAAGATGTCGCGGGAGCGGATCAGGTCCGTGCTGGCGATGGAGCCGTTGGCGCCACCGCTCAGGACCATGGAACCAGCCTGCTCGCGGATCACGTTGGTGCCACCGACGAGCACGGCCAGGACGACCGCGTCGATGGAGTCCACCATGTTGAACGCCACGATGTTGGCGATGGCCGGGTCCACGTCCGAGAAGCTGAACAGGTTCAGCAGCCGGGTGCGCAGGACGGCGTTGCCGTATTCGGCCAGAGTGACCGAGATGGTGCTGGGGTTGCCGATGGCGACCGCGTCAGGATCGACGGTCTCCGTGAGCGTGCTGGTCGCGGTCGCGAGATCGTTGTAGATCTCGAAGGTGACCGAGCTGCCCGGCATGTTCTGCTGGGCCGGACGCTTGTCAGCCACCTCGCGGTGGAGAGGCTGAGCACGCAGGGAGAACTCGACGAGACGGTCGTAGGCGGCCTGCACGAGATTGGCGAAAGCTGCCGTTCCCGTATACGCGTTAGCCACTGTATATCAACCTTCTATCGGGGGGATGGTTAGAAGGAGTGCTCCTGGCCGAACTGGGCGAGAAGTGCCATGACCTCCGCTTCGTCCTTGCAGGCGTCGAGCCGAGACTTGAAGTCCATTTCGGTGTGCGCTTCGGCAGCACCGATCTTCTTGATGATCTCGTATCCTTCGATCTCGACGGGCGAGAGGGTCGTGGAGGTCTGGCGGGTGCCGTCGGACTTGCCGAACAGGTCGCCGTTCTCGTCGATCCACTCTGCGACGGCGTCAGCCGTCGAGGGCTTGTCGGTCGGGTAGAACTTCGCCACCCGAGGGTCGAGCCCGTGTGCCGCCAGAACGTCGGCGACGGAGCCACGGTTGGCCTGGGTCTGGGCAGTCTTCAGCTCCTCCTGGAGCTGCGAGATCTGCGCGGCCTGGGCCTTGAACTGCTTGCGCAGCGCCTTGATACCGTCACCCTCTTCGGTGATCTGGTTTCCGTCGGCGTCGAACTGCGGTGCGCTCATAGCTGAGCATCCTCCCGGTTTGAAGGCCGCAGGCGCACGGGGGGGCGCCTGGATACCTTGGGTAGTGGCAGACATGACTACGAATCCTGGGCGCTGCCTGAGCCTGGATCGGTAGCGGGAGTGGGATTTGAACCCACGACTTCCGGGGTATGAGCCCGGCGATCTACCAAACTGATCTATCCCGCGTGGTCCTGGCCGAAGCCAGGGTGAAACTAGAAGGCCGTCCCGGCCGCCTGAGGGGCGAAGGACTTCTGGCCGACGGCGTTCTTGCCCGCGAAGGCTGCCGTCTCCTGCTGACCCAGCTGCTGCTGCTGATAGGCGGCGGTGCCGGAGGAGCCGAGGTACTGCTGCTCGGCCTGCGTCTGCCCATAGGCAGCCTGCTGGCCGTAGATCTGGGAGAGCTGGCTCGCGGTCGGCATGACCGCAGCCACGTTCTGATACCCGGCCAGGGCCTGGTTGTAGGTGACCCCCTGCTTGGCCAGCTGCTGGGCGTAGGCCACCGTCGGATCGACCACGCCCGACTGGAGCCCGGCCTCGATGATCTGGGCCTGGTTCAGCTTCTGCTGGAGCACCGGCGGCGGGGTGTTGTCGTTGAGGAACATCCCCGCGAGGTCGCCGACGTTGATCCCCATCCGGCTGAACGCCGAGGTGAGCTGCGGAGGAGCGTTGATCGTGGCGGTCACCGCCATGTTCACCCGGTCCTGGATCTCTGTCGGCGAGATGTCCTTGCCGATCCAGTCGGCGTACTGGGTCTTGGTCATGAAGCTCGGGTCCAGGCCACCGGCCTGGAGGATCTGCCGGTAGCTCGCCTCGGCCGAGAGGTAGTCGGCCGGGTTGAGAACCTGAAGACCGTTCTGCTGGCGGATCTTGTTGCCCGCGAACCGGGCCTCGTACTCCGGTGTGAGCTGGAGTAGGGAGGTGATGGTGTCGGCGCCGTAGCCCTGCTGAAGGAAGTTCAGGATCACCGGGGCCAGGTCGCCCAGGCCATAGGAGGTGAACAGGGTGGTCAGTGCGGCGAAGGCGTCCCGCTCGGCGGCAGGCGTGCCCGCCAGCTCGTTCTCCAGTTGCTGGAAGAGCGAGAGCGCCGGTGGCGCCGGAGGGGGAGGATTGACCGGCATGCCCGGACCGGGGCCCTTGATCGGTCCGATCGGGCCAACCTGGGTCGGGGGAGGGGTGGTTGAGATCGGAGGGATCGGGCCCTGCACCGGCCCGATCG